GCGGGGGTTACAACTACGCCTCCGGGAAGCTGGACAGCATGATCTGGCGCAGGACGATCGACATCGAACGGCGGCTGATCGAATCGGTGGCCCTGGACAAGATCTTCGCCTGGTGGCTGGCCGAGACGGCCCTGGTCGGCCTCGAGCAGGTCGACAGCGAGCTGGCCGCGGCCGCCCGCCGGGGCGTCACCCCGCCGCACAGTTGGTTCTGGGACGGTTTCCAGCACGCCGACCCGCAAAAAGAAGGCCTCGGGCAGCAACTGCGCCTGCAAAACAACACCACGACCCTGGCCGCCGAGTTCGCCCGCGAGGGCGTCGACTGGCAGGTCGCCCTGCGGCAGCGGGCCCGCGAGCTGAAGCTGATGGCCGAGCTGGGCATCACCCCCGCCGCCCCCGCCCCCGCGCCCGCCGCCTCCCCGGACCCGGCCGCCGCTCCGGCCGCCGAGGCCGAACATCCCCAGGACGATCCCACCCTTGAGTAAACGCCGCCACCGCCGCGCCCGCCGGGGCCTCGTCGAGCTGACAGCCGCCAGGGCCCGCAACCACGCGATCGCCTTCGCCGCCCCGGTCGAGTTGACCGCCGCCGCGGGAGACGGCCGCCGCCCGACGTTCGAGATCAAGGCCTACACCGGGGCCCTGATGAACGTCGACTATTCGCTCTTTCCGGTGATCGTCGAGCTGTCCGGCCTGCGGGCCCCCAATCGCCTGCCGGTGCTGTTCGACCACGATCCGACCCGCATCGTCGGCCAGTCCAGCAAGGTCGGCGTCGACGAGCAGGGCGTCAACGTCTCCGGGGCGGTTACCGGGGACGACGGCGACGCGGCCAACGTGGTCGCCCACGCCAAAAACGGCTTCCGCTGGCAGGCCAGCATCGGGGCCTCGATCGAGCGGCGGGAATTTCTCGACGCCGGCAAGACCAGCAACGTCAACGGCCGCCGGATCACCGGCCCGGCCATCATCGCCCGCGCGGCCACCATCCGCGAGGTTTCCTTTGTCGCCCTGGGCGCCGACGGCAAAACGTCCGCCGCCGTCGCCGCTTCCTACGCACCGGAGCAAGACATCATGAAATTCGCCGACTGGCTGCGGGCCAAGGGATTCGACCCGGCCGACCTCAGCAAAGACCAAACCACCAGCCTGCGAGCCATGTTCGACGCCGAGCAGTCCGCTGGGCCCGCGACGCCGCCGGCCACTCCCCCGGCCAATCCTCCCGCGAACCCGCCCGCCAATCCGCAGCACGCGAATCTCGACGACATCATCGCCCGCACTCGCCGCGAGCAGGAACGGCGGGATCGGATCACGCAGTTGACCGACTCCGAATTGCTGGCGCGTCCGGAGGCCCTGGAGCAGATCGAGGCGCTCTCCCGGCTGGCGATCAGCGGCAGCATGACGCCCGAGGCCTTCGAACTGGAACTACTGCGGGCCGGCCGCTCGCTGGCCAGCCACGTCCGCAGCGTGCCCCGCGGCCAACGCTGCGGCGACGAGGTGGTCGAAGCGGCCCTCTGCCGCGCGGCCCAGATGCCGACCGACGTGCTGGAGGCCAACTACAGCGAGCAGACCCTCGAGGCCAGCGAACGGCGTTGGCGGAGCGGCCTGGGCCTGCAGGAGGTGATCCTGCTGGCCGCCCGCGAACGGGGCAGCGGCGAGCTGAGCGTCAACAGCAACCTCCGCGAGGTGCTGCGGGCCGCCTTCGTGCCCGAGCTGCGGGCCGCCAGCGGCTTTTCCACCCTCTCGCTGCCGGGGATCCTCTCCAACGTGGCCAACAAGTTCCTCAAAATTGGCTTCAACCACGTCGAAAACACCTGGCAGCGGATCTCCGCCCGCACCCCGGCCCGAAATTTCCAGCAGATGACCAGCTACGCACTTACGGGGGGGTTTACGTATGAGAAAGTTGGACCGACCGGCGAGTTGCCGCACGCCACCGTGGGCGAGGAGACCTACACGAACCAGGTCGACACCTACGGCAAGCTGTTCGCGATCACCCGCAGAGACATTATCAACGACGATCTGGGCGCCCTCTCGCAGGTCCCCAAGAAGCTCGGCCGCGGGGCGGCCCTGAAGATCAACGACATCTTCTGGAAGGCGTTTCTCGACAACTCGACCTTTTTCACCGCCGGCCAGGGCAATTACGACGACGGGGCCGATACGGCCTTCGGCGCCGACGGCATGACCAACGCCGACGTGCTGTTCCGGGCCCTGACCGATCCGGACGGCGACCCGCTGGGCACGCTCCCGGCGATCCTGCTGGTGCCCCCGGGCCATCGCATCGCCGCGCTGCGACTGATGCGCAGCCAGCAGGTGGCCGAGGACAGCGACGCCGGTTCGACCAACCCCTGGGCCGGCGCCTTCCGCGTCGAGAGCTCGCAGTACATGGCCAACGCCAATTACACGGGCTACTCCGCCCTCGCCTGGTACCTGCTGGCCGATCCCGCGGACGTGCCGGTGATCGAGATCGCGTTCCTCAACGGTCGCGAGATGCCGATCATCGAGACGGCCGACGCCGACTTCCAGACCTTGGGCGTATCGATGAGAGGTTACCACGACTTCGGTGTGGCGAAGCAGGAGTACCGCGGCGGCGTGAAGATGAAAGGCGAAGCGTAGACGGAAACGAAGAAGGAAGAATGAAGAACGCAAAACTCCGCGCAAGCGGAGACGGAACTTAAACGATGGCGACAAACACCGTTCCGAAAGCCTATGCCTGGCGGGCGATTCCGCATCAGGGGCGGATCGTGCGTCCGCAGGAGGAGCTGATCGGCGTGCATCCGCAGCGGCTGGCGGCCATGCTGCGGACCGGCGTGGCCGGACGCACGCCGCGGCCGCCGGCGGCAACCGCCGCCGGATCCGGCACCGACGTCGACGGCGAGGGTCGACCAACGCCGCCCCCGGCGATGCCGGTCGACCCAGCCACCTGCGGCGAGGCCGCCGATCGGGACACCACTCCCTCCAAGCGACCGGCGAAGCGCGGCCGCAAGGCTTCCCAGCCCCCAGCCCCCAGCCCCTAGCCCCCTAAAAAAACATGAGCGAAGCAATCTACCGACAAGACGGCGAAACCCTCGATTACACCCCGGCCGCGGCCGTCACCGGCGGCGAAGTGGTCCAATTGCCCGATGGCCGGTCCGGCGTGGTCGCCACCGACGTGGCCGCCGCCGCCCTGGGCGGGGCCCGCGTGTGCGGCATCGTCCGCGTCCTCAAAACCGCCAGCATCGTGCTACTCGAGGGCGCGAAGGTCTTTTGGGACGCCAGCGCCAATACGGCCACCTATGCCCCGGCCAACGACCAGGACTTTTACCTGGGCGTGGCGGTGGCCGACGCGGCCGCCGCCGGTACCACGGTCGACGTGGCGCTCAACGAAGAGCCGCGGTACATCATCGATCTGCAACGCGACGCCTTCGAGAGCGTCCCCGTGCTGACCGCCGGCGCGCCGCTGATCCGCCAGCAGGGCGGCACCTCGCACGCCACGTTCAGCGCGACCGCCGAGGCCCAGAAGCTCGACCTGCTCTCCAAGCGGAGCTTCCCGGTCGATAGCAGCTGGATCCTGGAGGCCGACCTGGAGATCGTCACCGACGCCGACGCGGCGGTCGCCGATCTGAACGTGGGCGTGGCCAACGCCACCCACGCCAGCGACGCCGACACGATCACCAACAGTTGCTTCTTCCACTTCGACCTGGGCAGCGACAACAACATCGACGCCGAGAGCGACGACGACGATGCCGTGGAAGTGGCCGCCACCGATACCACCGTCGACTGGGCGGCCGGCACGCCGCTGCACCTGACGATCGACGGCCGCGACCCGGCCGACTGCCAACTGTACATCAACGGGGTCAACGTGCTGCCGGACAGCGTGTTCGACCTCAGTGCGATCAGCAACCCGCTCAAGGCTCTTTTCCATTTGGAGAAAACGGCCAATGACTCCCCGGGAGCCGTCGAGCTCGACAACCTGAACGTCCGCATCGCCAGCTAAAAAGCGGGGATCGAGGGGCGTGGAGCGAGCCCTTTGTCCCCGTCCCCCGTCCCTCGATCCTCGATCCAGCGAAGCCCATGTCCGACCTGCTGCAATCCGGCGCGAGCTGGCTGGCGACGACGTTGCGCAACCACGCCGCCCAGACGGTCACCTACCGTCGGCCGCACACCGGCGGCAGCCAAAGCGTCGAGCTGGCGGCGACGATCGGTCGCAGCGAAATCGAGGAGCAGCAGGCCGACGGCACGCTGGTCAAGTACGAAATCCGCGATTACCTGATCGACGTGGCCGACCTGGTCCTCGCCGGCGTGGCCGTCCTGCCCGAGGACGGCGACCTGATCGAGGAGACGCTCGGCGGTGCCACGGCCGTTTACGAAATCCTCCGCGACGGCGACGAGCCCTGGCGGTACAGCGACGTGTATCACACCCGGCTGAGAATTCACACGAAACGGATCAAGTGAGCGAGGATTGAGGGACGCGGATCGAGCCTCGTCCCCCGCCTTCCGATCCTCGATCCGGCGAAGCCATGCCCGCTGTTTTGACTCAATTGGCCGACGCCGTGGTCGAGCAGATCAACGAGGCGGACCCGGGCACGTTTCCCCTGGAGTTTGAGGCGACGCGATGCTGGCTGCCGCAATTCACGCTCGAAGCTCTGCAGGCGGGGATCAAGCTGCAGCTTCGCCCGGCGACGTGGACGGCCCAACGCTTCAGCCGCAGAACCCTCCAGCGGCAATACGTGCTCGAGCTGGCGATCGCCGCCAAGCTGGACGACGTGGCCGATCCGCGGCAGACCGACCCGATCCAGGAGCTCGCCGAACAGCTCGGCGATTACCTGTTCGACCATCCGCACGCCCTCTCCGCCCAATACACCCTGATGTCCGTCGAGCCGGCCGACCCCTGGCCCGACGAGGAGATGCTCAAGAGCAACAACCTGTTTCTCGCCGGCCTGCGGCTCACCTATCAAGCCATCCTGTGATGTCCCGGGAAATAACGGCCCAACATGATCCGCACTCGTCTGAAGCTGGCCTTCTTCGATCGCCCGGCCGTGCTGGCCGCGACCAGCAAGGCCGAGCGGCGGGTCTCCAACCGCTTCGGGGCCACGGTCCGCAAGATCGCCCGCCGCTCGATGAAGAAGGTCGGCAAACGCCGCCGCCAGCGGGCTGCCGAGCTTCGCCGCCGCGGCCGCTCGACGCAGGGCGTCGACAGCAGCAAGCCGGGCCAGCCGCCGCGGGTGCACGTGGGGACGCTCAAAAAACTGATCTTCTACAGCTTCGATTTTCGCCGGCACAGCGTGGTCATCGGCCCGACCCAATCGGGCCGCGGCACGGGCGCCCCGGACATCCTCGAGCACGGCGGCACGACGACCATCCGCGTCCCCGAGCGACGTCGCGGCGGCCGCCGTCGGCTGGTCAAGAAGCGGGTCCGCATCGCCCCGCGGCCGTTCATGCAGCCGGCCTTCGACAAAACCCGGCCCGAGCTTTCGCAGCTCTGGAAGGATGTCATCCGTCGCCGCTAGCCCCCAATCCCTAGCCCCCAGCCCCCGTGGATCATCATGGCAAGCGTCTTAGGCCTCGACGGCAAACTCTATTACAACACCGCCAGTTTCGGCACCCCGACCTGGACCGAGATCACCAACGTCAAGGATCTCGATCTGCCCATGGAGAAGAGCGAGGCCGACGTCACGACCCGCAACAACGGCGGCTTCCGGGCGGTCCGCGGCGCACTCAAGAGCGCCACGCTCTCCTTCGGCATGGTCTACGATCCGACGGACACCATCTGGGAGGCGATCCGCGACGCCTTCATGAACAACACCACGGTCGAGTTCGCGGTCGCCGATGGGGCGATCGCCACGGTCGGGACCGAATACTTCCGCGCCGAGACGGAGATCATGAAGTTCGGCCGGAGCGAGCAGCTCGAACAGGCCATGATGAGCGACGTCGAGGCGAAGCCGACCTATACGACCAACGGCCCGCCCACCTGGAATGAGACATCGAGCTAGGGACTATCGGCTCCCTTCTCCCCCAGCCTCTAGCCCCCAACCCCTGTATGACACATATGACCGCCAAAACAATCGCCGCGCTGCGCAAACGGCTCGCCGACCGCAGCAGCAAGAGCCGCCCCGTACTCGACGACGAGGGGGTCACGCTCCGCACGCCCCTGATCGAGGTGCTGTTGGCCGACCAGCTCGAACTGACCGCCGCCGCCGCGGTCCTCCCGGGCGATGGGCCCGAGCAGCGGCAAAAGCTCGCCGACCTCCGCCGCGGCGCCACCAAAGCCCTCGGCCGCCGCCCGGACCCCGGCGTGCGAACCGTCGCGATCCACACCGCTGACCTGCAGTTCCTGTTGGACAGGATCGAGGATCGAGGGACGGGGGACGAGGGGGAAGCGCAAGCGGCCCCGGGCCTCGACCTGGCCGACGCCGACGAGTAGACCCACGATCCCCGACCCGCGATCCTCGATCCCCTTCATCAACCATGAAATCCTTCCAAGACGACCAGGGCCGCGCATGGACGCCGGCGGTCAACGTCGAGCGGTGCCGCGCGATGCGTGATCGGCTCGACGTGAGCCTGCCGGACTTCGATCGCGGGCTGTTCGAGCGGCTGGCCGGCGACCCGATCCTGCTGGTCGATGTGCTGTACCTGCTCTGCGAGCCGCAGTGCCAGCAGAAGAACGTCAGCGACGTCGACTTCGCCCGGGCCCTGGCCGGCGATTCCCTGGACGAGGCGGTCACCGCCTTTCTGGAGAACCTCTGCCTTTTTTTCCCGAGCCGCCGGCGGGGTCCGCTGCAGACCCTGCTGGCGAAACTGCGGGCCCTGGAGGAGCGGACCTGCCAGCAGGCCAACGAGCGGATGAGCGGGCCGAAGGTCGAGCGGATACTCCAGCAGGAGGCGAACCGGGCGATCGACGAACTGGATCGACGGATCGACGAGCTGCTGGCGGACTCTGGGAGCTCATCTGGCGATACGCCGGCCTCGTCGGACTCGACCCCGGTCCCTACACGCTCCGCGAGCTGAGCTGGCTGGCCGACGGCCGGCTGGCCGCCCAGTGGGAACAGACCGCCTGGCTGTGCTACGTGACGCACGGCTCGCTGACCGGCGCCTGGAAATCGCACGCCCCGGAGTTTTTCAACCTCTACGCCCGCCGCCAGGCCGCCGCCGCCCGGCCGGCAACGACCCAACGCCCGACCATCACGCTGCAAGAGGCCCGCCCGGTACTGATGCAAGCAGCGAAAGCCAATGCAAAACGATAAATGAAAAATGAAAAACTGCGGTCCGCCTGCGGCGGCCGTCCTTCGTTTTTCATTCTTCCTTTTCCCTTTTCCCTTCCCGTCCAATGCCCAGCTCCGGAGCCATTCGTGCCGGCCGCGCCTTCGTCGAGTTGTTCACGGACAACACGAAGTTGGTGGCCGGGTTGCGCGCCGCCTCCGCCCGGCTGAAGGCATTTGGGGCCGGCGTGAGCGGACTGGGCCGCAAATTTCTGGGCCTGGGGGCGGCGATCGGGGCGCCGCTGATCGGGGCGGCGGTCACCTTTGCGCGAGCGGGCGATCAGATCAACAAGATGGAGGCCCGCACCGGCATCGCGGCGGCCACGCTCTCGCAGCTCGGCTTCGCGGCCGAGCAATCGGGCAGCAACCTGGGCACGCTGGAGAAGGGCATCCGCGGAATGCAGCGGTCGCTGCTGGACGCCTCCCGCGGCTCGGCCGAGGCGGTCGATTCGCTCACGGCCCTGGGCCTCAGCGTGGCCGACCTGGCCGGCCTCTCGCCGGACGAACAATTTAAGACATTGGCCGACAGGCTGGCAGGGATTGCCGATCCGTCGCTGAAGGCCGCGCTCGCGATGAAGCTGTTCGGCAAGGCGGGCGCCGAGCTGGTGCCGCTGTTGTCCCAGGGCAGCGCGGGGATCGAGGCCCTGCAACGGGAAGCCGACCGGCTGGGGATCACGATCGACACCAAGACGGCCCAGAGCGCGGCCGATCTGACGGACGCCTTCAACCGCGTCAAGAACACGCTCAAGGGCGTGGCCGTGCAGATCGGCTCCGCGGTGGCCCCGGTGCTGACCGACCTGGCCAACCGGGCCGCCAAGATCATCACCACCGTCATCGACTGGGCCAAGCAAAACAAGCCGCTGGTGGCCACGATCTTGAAGGTCGCCGCCGGCATCGCCGCCTTCGGCGGGGCCCTGATCGCGATCGGGGGCACGATCACCGCCGTGGGCGTCGCCCTGGGCGGCATCGCCAGTGCGGTCGGCCTGCTGCTCAGCCCGCTGGGCCTGGCGGTGGCCGCCGTCGTCGGCCTGGGGGTGGCCTTTTTCACGCTCACCGACACCGGCCAGCAGGCCTTCAGCCAGCTCTCCGAGTTCCTCGGCGACGTCGTCGAACGCGTCAAAGCCTCCGTCGGCGGCATCGCCAACGCAATCAAGGCCGGCAAGCTCGACCTGGCGTTCAGCATCGTCACCGCCAACATCCGCCTGGCCTGGGCGACAGGATTGGATTTCCTCGTAGATAAGTGGGACAAGGTGAAACTGTTTCTCCTGGATGCTTTCGACGGTCTGAAAATTGCAATCATCGGCCTAATCGGCGAGAAGATGTGGTTCACGATTCAAGAGGCGTGGATTCGTGGAGTCTATGACTTGGAGACAAAACTCTACACGCTCATCAACTTGACGAAAGACGCGCTCGAGAAGGTAAACATCCACATAGCAGGCGTGGACACCGGCGATCCTGGAGCAGGGATTTTTACCAACGGCCAGCCGCTCGGGCGTTCCCGAAAAAGCGAGCGAGAACTCCGGCTAGAAGAGGAATTGGCCGCGCTGCACCGCCGACAATTTCGCGGCGCCGTCCCTTCGATTCTCGATGATTCCGCCCGCCGACACCGCGAGTCCGCGGAGGCCGCCAAGGCGCGGCAAAATGCGATTAGCGGAATCGAGCAGGAGATCGCGGCCCTCAACGCTCAGGCCGCCGCCGCGGCGGAGGCCGCCGACGCCGCCAACGCCGCGGCGGCGGGGCACAAGAAGGCGGCCGAGACGATCCAGGAGAATGCGGCGTCCACCGCGGCCGCCGGCGGCCCCAAGGGAGGCGTGCTGGGGGCCTTCAACCCGACCGCGATCGCCCGGGCCTTCTCCGCCAAGCCCCTCGAGGAGACCGCCCGCAACACCCGTAGTGCCGCCGCGACCCTCGAGCACCTGTATCAGTTGGTCAAGGCCCAGGGAGGTTTCGCCGGCCTGGAATTTGAATGACCAAGGACCAAGGGGCCAATGACCAAGGAGAGACGGCCGCCGCCGGCGGACCGCAGTTTTTCATTTTTCATTCTTCCTGTTCACGTTAACGATGGTCTCGATTTCCGAAGCCTGGCAGAGCCGCGACTTTGCGACCGGCGAGAGCGCCTCCGGCGAGCTGCGGTACGTGATTCACGGCACCGGCGACGACTTCACCGCCCGGGCCCTGCTCGACCTGACCGCCCCGGCGTTTTTCGGCGGCCTGTTTCGCCAGAGCATCAGCATCCACCAGATCGCCCTGGATGCCTTCGCCGGCACGGCCAGCTACGGCAAAAAGGAAAAGGAAGATGGCGACACCGAGCTGGTCAGTTGGGACACCAGCGGCGGGACCACGCACATCACCCAGAGCCTGGAGACGATCCACAAGCTGGCGGCCGACGGCGACGCGCCCGATTTCAAGGGGGCGATCGGGGTCACCGAGGACAACCAGATCGAGGGCACCGACATCGTCGTGCCCCAGCTCAACTTCACGGTCAGCCGCGACCTGGACGCCGCGCTGGTCAGCAACGCCTACATCCAGGGCCTGGCCGCCGCTACCGGAACGACCAACCAGAGCGCCTTCCGCGGCCTGCCCGCCGGGTCCGTGTTGTTCCTCGGCTCCTCCGGCCAGCAGAAGGACGAGGACACCTTCGGCGCGGAGTGGCGATTCGCCGCCGCCAGCAACCTGGAGAATTTTCAGGTCGGCCAGATCACGGTCCCCAGCAAAAAGGCCTGGGAATACCTGTGGGTCCGCTACTCGATCACCGCCGACGACGCCAGCAAGAGTCTGATCGTGCAGCCCAAGTACGTGTACGTGGAGCGGGTGTATCAGGAGAGCGATTTTTCGCAACTGGGAATCGAGACGTAGAGGCTGGGGGCTAGGGGCTGGGGGCTGGGGAGGGACGGCCGCCGCCGGCGGACCGCCGTTTTTCATTTGTCATTTTCCCTTTTTCGTTTCCTTCGATGGATCTCGAGCGCGTCCAACCCGGCCAGAAGTTTCGGCCCGCCGCGCGGGACTGGAACACGTTTATCGACGCGGCCAAGTTTTTCAAACGCAACCGGTTCGCGGCCGGCGTGGGGGCGTTGCCGGCTCCCCAACGCGATGGCGGGATTCTTTACGTCCGCAACGACAGCGGCGCGGCCCGGGACCGGTTTGACGTGCTGGGGATTTCCGGCGTGCTGTTCGACGCCGACGCCAACCAGGCCGGTTTCGACAACCAGCCGGCTCTGAAGGGCATCACGCCGGCGATCGCCGATCACGAGGGCCAGTTCGTCGTCCTGCTGGCCCCGGCCGCCGAGGACGCGATCGTGCCGTGCCTGCTCGACGGCTGGACGCGGGCCCGGGTGAACATCCAGACCGCCGGCGATGGCTTCGCCGAGGTGACCGACGGCGACGCGAGCCAGCTCACCAGCAATCCGGCCGGCTCCGCCCGGATCCTGTTCGCCCCCGACGGCACCGGGACCCAGGAGTGCCTGGTTCGCCTGGCCGACCCGGCCGACAACCTGATCGGCAAGGCCGACAGCGAGATCGCCGCCCGCAGCGGCACCACGCCCGGCAGCGGCACCGTCTCACTCTGGACCCTCGACCCGGAATCCGGCACGCCCCTCTCCGACAGCGGCGTCGACGTCGTCGCATACAACCTGGCCACCGACGCGGTCGGCACCGACTTCATCCAGCTCAAGCGGGTCGGCCGCTTCTATTGGGTCGACTGGGAGCAGTGCTAGTCGATGGGCACGAAGAAAAAGAATTCGCCGGGCGGGTGCGGCTGCTGCGGGTGCCCCGTCTTCTCGGACGCATTCGACCGCGAGGACGACACCGACCTGGGCAGCGATTGGACCGAAGAGGCTGGCAGTTGGGAGATCGCCAGCAACAAGCTGCAGCTCACGGCGATGCCGGGCGGCGGGGCCGATGCGCTCGTGCTCTGCGATTCGCAGGACGGCAACGACTTTTTCGACGAGTATACCGGCCACGGGACAAAGCTCAGCGCTAAACTCGCGTCGTCGAGCAGCGGGGACCAGCTCGGCATCGTGTTCACGCTGGGCGATACCGCAGATGTTGATTTCGTCGTGCTGCTGACCGTGGGTAGCAGCGCGGAGATCGCTCTTTACGTGGACGGAGACACGAAGGGCCACTACTGCGAGGGCATCACAGCCGCTGCGGGGAGTGAACATCTGTTGGAGATCTGCGCCGAGGCGTACTACGACTACGACAGCGATCTCACGCCTGACAAAGACAGCAGCAATCCGTCGCTTCCGCAGCACGTCTATAGTGTTTTTTTTAATGGCGCTCTTGTCTTGAGTTGGCTTGACAACGGCGGTGTGACCTCTTCGTCTGCATCCACTGCACCCGAACATCGCTTCGGATTCCTCGCGAGAACCGCTGCGGGCACAATTACGTTCGACGACTTGAAAGTGCTGTCCCTGTCGAATCGTGATTCCAATACGTTCGACGTGAGCAGCCCTCACTATGACTCCGGCAATCCCTCGGCGCCGCAAGCGGACCTCTGTCCTCGGTGCGTCGAGGCGCCATGCCCGATCGTCCGCGGGCCCAATAGCCAATTGCGACTGAACATCGATTTCTGGGCAGCGCTCTCGCCCTTCAACTGCGGCGGCGAACTGGCGGAAGCGTGCGATCTGTCCGGCCTCAACGGCACCTACGACCTCGACGAGGTGGCCATCGATAGCACTGCCCCGGACCTCGGCTACGGCACGAACTTTTACAAGGTCTGTGCGCAATTCGAACTAGCGATTTCGGGCACAACCTGTGGCACGTTCGACCCCACCACGATTCGGGCCAGGGTCGGTCGCAATACAAGCTGCTCCAACGCGGCCTACATGATCGCAATTTCCTGGACGGATGGGAGTGACTGGGTAACGGTGCTCGTCGTGCTGAACGTCATCGGCGGAGGGGCTCTCAACGTTTTGGGGCTCACTCAGATGTGTGGGGAGGTCGCGGGCGACGCGGACGCCACGGCCCGCGATACGGGCGGCTCCTCCGATAACAAGTGGACTGCGTGCATCAACGCCCTGGATGTTCCCGCCAACTTTTCTTTCGAGTTCATCTGATGTTCTGCCGCTGGCTCGCCATCCTGCAACACGACGAAGAGGTGCGATTCTGCCGGCACGCGCGGCACCACTCCCGGCAGAACCTCGTGACGGCGGCCTCCTGCGAAGGGTGCCCGTTGCGGGATACGCCGTGCGATGATCCAAGACCGATCCCCGAGCCGGCTGATTTGGCTCGGCCTCCGAAGCCCAGCTCGCCACCGCTAAACATTGCACAGCGAGTCGCCAACTGGATGGATGCCAACGAGAAATGGAAAGCAGCCGGCCGACCGGAACGTACCGACGAAGAGGTGGCCGCAATTTACGACACGCATTGCCGGCCGTGCGAACACTTGACCAAGCTGGGCACCTGCGCGCAGTGTGGCTGCATCCTGAAAAAGAACCTTCCCCTCTTCACCGCCAAAATCAAAATGGCCACCGAACACTGCCCGCTCGACAACTGGTAGTCCCCCACCCCTCGCCCCCCGATCCTCGATCCTTTCCCCCAGCCCCTAGCCTCCAGCCCCCACCAAAACATGCCCTACGAAACCACTGCGATCCGCGACCGTCACAGCCCCCAGCTCACCGCCGCCGCCGCGATCGCCGCCGGCGAGCTGTACCAACTGCCCGATGGCCGGGCCGGCTACCTGACCGGGACCACGTCCGTGGCCCAGGGCGACGCCGCGGCCATGAAAACCAGCGGGATCGTCAGCGTCCCCAAAACCACCGGGATCGCGATCCTCGACGGCGGCCCGGTCTACTGGGACCACAGCGAGAACAAGGCCACCTTCAAGCGGGCCGGCGATCGCGACTTTTTCCTGGGCGTCGCCGTGGGCGATGCCGCGTCCGCCGACCAGACGATGGCGGTCAACCTCAACGTGTTGCCCCGCTACGTCGTCGACGTCGCCCGCGATCCGTTCGATTCGGCCATTGTGCTGACCGCCGGCGCTCCCTCGCTGACCCGCCTGGGCGGGGCCCACAAGCTGGCCTTCGACACGACCGCCGAGGCCCAGAAGATCGACATCCTCTCCAAGGACAGCTTCGCGCTCGACGCCCGGGCGATCATCGAGTTCGCGATCGAGGTCGTCGACGGCGGCGACGCGGCCGCCCTGGACTTTGTCATCGGCGCAGCCAACGGCACCGATTCGGACGATGCGGACGACATTACCGAATCGATCTTCTTCCACCTCGACGGCAACGACGTCAACGTGTACGCCGAGTCCGACGACGGCACGACCGAAGTGGCCGCCACGGATACGACCGTCGACTACACGGCCGGCACGCGGATCGAGGGCTGGATCGATCTGCGCGACCCGTCCGACCCCCAGCTCTACCTCGCCGGCGTGCTCGTGCTGGGCTCGACCGTCTTCGACGTCTCCGCCGCCGCCGGCCCGCTGCGGCTGTTGGCCCATTTAGAGAAATCGGCCGACGACACCCCGGGCGAGATCCACGTCGAGTGGTTGCGGGCGCGGACGATGCAGCAGGCGACGGTGTAGGATTGAGGATTGAGGGGCGGGGGACGAGGGGGGGGACGAGGCTAGGGACTAGGGGCTGGGGACTAGAGGGCGACTAGCGGCCGAGCTGGCTGAGGCCTTCGACCAGGCGGTGCAGCCGCATTTCCCACAGCCCGGCGATCAAGAGCAACGCGATCAGATTGAGAATCCCGATCCAGCAGGCCATCCGAGCCATGGTTCCCGGATCGGAGAGATCGTCGCGCAACCGCCGCAGCAAAGACCGCGGGGGATTCGGCCGACTTACGATCGTGATCCCGCCCGGCAGCGGCGGCACGTCGATCTGCTGCCCACAGGTGCAGTTAACCCGCTTGCCGGCCAAGCGGGCGCTGTTGCGATAGTCCCGCCCGCAGTGCGGACAGGTCAGTTGCAGCGGATCGGACTTCGCGTTCATGGTCGTTCTGCCCCCTGCACGCCCATCCCTGGCTGCGCGTCGCAGTGACACAGATACCCGCGAGCGCCCGCCAGCAGGGCCTCGTCCAGATCGCTGAACCGCCCCACGGCCCACAGCCCGCCAGCGAGCACGGCCAGGACAACCAGCGACCAACCCAACACTCGTAACATGATGAGGCCCCCTTTCCAGGAAGTGCCGCCGCCAGCTTAAGCGAGCCGGCGGGCCGATTCAATCACGAAAATTCGCAGGGGCGAAAAATCAGCGGCGGCGCACCAGGCGGATGCGGCACTGCACGTCCAGGCCGACGACGGCCAGCATGGTTCGCAGGCGGGCCAGGTTGGCGCCCTTGCGACCCTGCTCGACGGCCGACCAATAGGGATGACTCACCCCGGCGGCCGCCGCCGCCTGCTTGAGCGTCAGCCCCTCTTTCAGCCGCGCTCGCCGCATCCGGGCCGCGTCCGCCGGCCCCAGCAACGTCGGCCCGGATGATTTGGTTGCACTCATAGCGAGTCTCCTAAAGCCGCCCGCGCCGCCGTTACGCCGCCGGTTGCGAGCCGGCCGGCGGCGCGGGCCAGGATCACAGTCTCAGCTCGCAGACCCGCCGTCCCTCGAGCGTGTCGAGCTCACCGATCATCGCGTGGCCGACCGCGCCGGCGTCGACCCGCAGACCCACGACGCGCCGGGTGGGGATCCTCCGCTGGTAATCACCCAGCAGCTTGGCGGCCACCGCCGCGCTGCCCTCCTGGGTCAGCAGGTTGGAACCGATCTGCTCGGCCGCTTCAGTCGCCAGCGTCAAGGGGGCGACGATCAACACGCCCGCCGCCTCGCTGCCGGTCCGCTGTTCGCGCCGGCGGGCCGCCGCGTCGAGCAGCTCGATGAGTCGCGCGCGGGCGGAGGCCCAATCGCCCAGGCCGCCGCCGCGAGTGCCGATCACGCCCAACGCCGCGGACCACTCCGACTCAGGCGGCAGCCAGGCCGTGGGGTGTTCAGTCGGCATGCGCCACCTCGTTGCCGAGCTCCACCTCGAACGAGAGCAGCGAGCGGGCGCGGTTGTCCGCCTCGGTCTCGCGGGCCCGCTTCCGCGTGTTGACATCGCGGCTCGATTTTCCGGAGACGGAGTAGCGGAAGTTGATGCACCGCTCCTGCAGCGCCCGAAAGAAGCCCCAATCGTCGCGGGCCGCGAGCGCTTCCCGCCAGGTGGCCGACAGGCCGACTTTGCCCTCGCCGAAGACGGCGTCCAAGACCGCGTCGCGGACCGCCTCGTCTCCGTGCCAGGTCACCGCCGAATACTCGACCACCTGGTGGTCGCCTTTGGCGTGGCGATGGCGGTCGTAATAACTGGCGCCAGGACCGTTCGGCCGCGCGTGGACGGTCTCGCTAAACGAAAAATAACCGAGCGATTCGCGCGTGCCGCGAACATTCACGTACACCCGCTTCTCACCGGTGCGAGCTTCCCAGTTTTTCAGTTCAATCGTCGTGGTCATCGCATTCTCCTTGCCGGCTGGCGGCCGGCGGCTCCGACTTTCCCAGTCGGCGGGCGGCCGCGACGTGCGGCCTGACTAATAGGAGTGTAACCGCTGCGGTTACACCCGTCAAGCGCCCGGCAAAGATTTTTTCCGCCTCGCCGCGCGGGCCGGCCAGGTCCGCTGCACCTGGGGTCTTCACCCCACGCGACGGGTTCCTCTGCTCTGGGCCGGCCGCTTGAGACTCTTTGCCGGTCCCATCGTGTTTGCCATGCGATTCACGTAACGTCTACTGGTCCCAATGGTTGTGACGCTTTCCGGGATGGATTGCAAATCCACCATCCCCGGTTCGAATCCGGGCGGCGCCTTTGGGCCGTGTCAGGTGGATTACCAATCCACCCCTCCGCCCGCCCAGTTTGACATTTTGAGCGGCGTCCGGGAAATCTCTGTGTCTCGACACGGTGACTTCTTTGTAGCAAAAGGCCCGGGCGCCGCTCTCTTTCGTTGAGGGGCCATCCAGGCCGCGAGGCCGCGCGATCGGGGCTTCCTTAGATTCTTGTCGGCCCCTTGGGATGGCACGTGCCAACCCCTTCTAGCGCGCCGGCCCGACCGGCGTCATCGCTACACTCGCGCGGCGATGTGGATCGCGAGAAATTTTTTTCGGCGGAGCGCTTGACACGCGGCCGGCGGATCGTCTATGTTCGCCCCCGCTACGAAGAAGTTATCGTTCCGACCCTCTGGTCGCCTCGCCCGCAGCATCCGCTCGGGCGCCACGCACCACCGGCCGAAACGGTGACAGTCCCTGTTTCGGCTGGCAGGCTTCTGATAACGGGCCTGGTAGCTGGTGTTTGGCATCCGAATTTCGCTCCACGTGCCGCGCGGCGCATCCGCCTTGCGCTGCGCGGGCGTGGGGTCTTTCCCCCGAGCCCTCGTATGGATGGTCTGGGCTGGAACACGGACGCGCGCGGCATCGTTTCGCCCCAGGGTCGGGCAGGAACGCGACCGGCCGCTGCCTCACACGAGGTGATCGATGCGCGCGCAACTCTCGCTGCTCCGTCAGGACGGCACCCACAGCCGCGGCGAATCCCTGCGGGAGCTGTACCAGCGGGTCGTGCTGGCCGAGGGCAAAGGCCCCCGGCAAAGCGACCCCACGAAACAGCATCAAAAATTGGTCGGCATTGCGATCTCGCAACTGGAACAGTTTTTGGGGCGGACCGCGTATCCGAGCGACTTGTGCGACGAGACGCTGCACGGCTTCTTGCAGTGGCGATTGGCCCAGGGCCGGGCCCCGGCCACCGCCAACCGCGACCGACGCAACCTGGTGTTGCTCTGGAACCTCGCCTGGCGCGAGGGCCAGCTCGCCGAGCTGACGCGGGTGCAGCCGCTGCGGGACAAGAAGCGGGCCCGCCGCTGCTGGACGAGCGAACAGTTCTCGGCGATCGTCCGGCAGGCGGGCCGCATCAGCCACGCCTTCATCGGCGGCC